CGAGTATTACACGTATCTACGTATAATTATTCTACCTTATCTTTTTTCTTCGTCAGCTTTTTAAATACAGTTTTTACCAAAGGTTTGACAATATTAAGCAATAATGGAGTAGAGGCAGCAACAGTAGCAATAACAGCAGTACTAACAAGCTGCGGAGGATTCGGTATGTATTGCTCGATGAATTTAACGTTCTCATAAAGCGTTATACACTTACTACCATCTTCGCTTCTTTTATGCCCAGACACACGCTCTAGTTTAAACTCTGATGCATATTGGCCTACTCGCTGGTCATTCGGCCCAGGGCACTCAACGAATAGCGGTTTTTCCTCTTTCTTTTTTGGTTCGTATTTTGGAGGTTCTACTGTTTCTGATACAAACTCTTCTGTCTGATTGGGGGTTTCGGCTTGCGTGTACTTAAATTCGTTGGGGTTATACTCCAAAGGTTCAAAACTAGGAATACTGAAGTTACCACATTCTGTATATGTTCCATATTCATCTTTGGGGTTATCAATAAGGCTAGTTAAATTGTTTCTATGAACTCTTACACAACCTGGAATATCTACAACAGGTTTATTTATGTAATTTACTACTGGATTATTAAAGTTCCATATTGGTATTTTATGTATTTCAACTTTATTTATTTGAAAACGAGGTATGTCAATCGTAGGCATCTCTTCTTCTGTAGACTTCTACATACGAGTCGCATTTGGGACAGCTAAGATTTGTAACCATTGAGTACTCTTGGTATAGTACAGGCTGAAAATCCTCTTCAATATCTGCATCTCCACCCCAGATTAATTCAGTTTTACAGTGCCAACAATTCACTTTTTAATAAATGGAATAGATTTACCTGTTTGTTGAGGCATTACATTGTCTAATACTTTAGGCATAGCACCTTGTACATTACCAAGAATCTCATTCATAACTCTTGATTTAAACTGTTCTGAAGTTACATATTTATAACCAAGGTATGCTCCACCACTCATTGAAGCTACCATTACAAATGAGATGATACTCAATAAGTTAGCAATTTTTTGAAACATGATTAAAGAAGCCCTCCTAAAAGCTTGTATGCCAATTACTTTGATGACTTTGGCTTTGATTCTTGGTTTAGCTCCACTATACCTGTTGGCTGGGATTCTTGTTCGATCTTCTTCAACAACATCTCCTTCGCCTGTATCCCACCCTCAAGCAGTAAAATAGTTTTTGTTTCTTCCTCTAATACTTTTTGAGCCTGATTTCTAGTTTGAACGTGTTTTGCTAGTTCTTCTTTCCATTGAACTAACTGTTTTTCAATAATTCCTTTCATATTTAAACAATAGTAAGAGTTTCTCCCGATCCAACAGTAACAGTAACACCACTGTTTATTGTGATAGGACCAGCAGCCATAGCGTTTTTGCCGTTAGTTATAGTATAGTTCGTAGTTACAGTTTGGTCATTTTCGTAAAATACTTCATCAGAACCACCACCAGTAGCACCAGCAGATATTCCTGTTAGTGCAGATCCATCACCAGAAAAAGCTGTTGCTGTGCAAGTTCCTGTGATCGTAGCACCACCTGAAACTGTCTCAAACTTTTTACTGTTGTCGTAATATAGCTCTGCTGCACCATTCTCTTTAAATACAGCACAATTCTCATTATTATCACCTCTGATGTATACATCATCACCTCTTAAAAATAAATCACCATTATTCTGTAAAAATAATCCAGATGCAGTTTTACCTATAAATGCAGAACCTCCATTAGTAATAAAATATAAATAATGATCTTGATCTAAAACTATATGATGATCGTTAGTATCTAAGTCACCGCCTAGCTGTGGTGATGTGTCATTTACCAAGTCAGTAATGTAACCAGCACCGTTTGTAAGCTGGTTGTTATTAGTTACATTAGTTGCACCATTAGCTACATTTAAAAGCGTTCTTACTTCACTTGCATTTAATTCTTGTGCAATGCCTGTTCCTGATGAAACTCTACCAACAATATGGTTCTCTGCAATATTTTCTAATTTTGCAAAAGTAACTGCATCATCAGCTATATTTGATGTTCCTACAGAAGTTAAATATCCAGCACCATTTGTTATCGCATTATTATTTAAAGAAATATTTGCCGATCCATCAAAAGAAACACCAGCTATGGTTCGTGCTGTAGCAAGTTTCGTTGCTGTAGCAGCGTTGCCAGTGCATGAACCTGACGATCCAGAAGCATTGCCAGTTACATTACCCACAAAGCCATTTGAAGCTGTTACAACACCAGTAAAAGTGGCTGCTGCATCATCAGCATCAACTGTAAACAAAGAAGCATCATCACTTGCTCTTTCAAAGCCAAGAGTATTATCACCAGTTCTATATACAAAATTTATAGAATCAGCATCAACAGTTCCGCTTGCATCACTCGCAAATTGTATAAAATTAGGTCCAGTGCCTTGAAATTTAAAAATTGGATTAGTTGAATCTGAATTTGCAGTAATTGTTCCGTCAAAGCTAGAATTTACATCTGACCTTATAAATTGAGATGAAGTAAGACTATCTAATAAATCAGCATTAAGTCCGCTACCTGCTCCATCTACCGTTTTTATAAGAGTTAATATCTCACTTGCAGATTGATCTGCGGTAGCTCCACTCTCTATTCCATCAAGTTTCGTACCATCAGCAGCTACGTCACGACCATCTACTGTTCCAGTACAGCTAATATTCCCTGTTACATCTAAACCTGCGTTGCAATCTACATTTCCAGCAAAATCAACTTGATGGTCACTAGCAATTGTCATTGCTTCAGTAGCATTGGTGTAACCGTTTGTATTACCAGTTCGGAAAATAATGCCACCATGAACACCGACAGAGTTCATTATTACTAGCTGGTTACTCTCAGTACCAATCGCAGATAAGTCTAATCCTCCATCTTGTCTAAATTTTATTATTGGAGTGTCACTTTCATCATTATTATCTGTATCAGATTCAATAATTAAAACGCAATCACCTGATGTTCCTGATGTAAATTTATGTTCATTACCACTTGCAGTGAAATTAGACGTAAAAGTAGGAGAAATCTTTGACCCTGCTATCGCTGCACTTGAATTTATATCAGCATTAAGAATAGTATCGTTTGCTATTTTTGCAGATGTAACGACTCCGCTATCAATAGTAAAAACAGCACCAGAACTGGATACTGTAATATCGCCCTTGTCGCCATCTTCTATACCACCACCAGAAATTTCAGCTACAGAATTATCATCTTTTTTTGTAAATAACTTGCCTGTATCTGTTCTGATTGCAATTTCACCGACAACTAAATCACTGGCACTTGGATCGCTACCAGAACCCCTTTTAAGCCTAATTTCGTTAGCCATGAGCTTTTACCTCCTAGCTCTAATAGGAACCGCCATCTATATTGAAACTAGAGGCACTTTCATCTTCTAAAAACGTAACTAAATCAGATAATGCAACCTGTTTCATTGTTCCAGCATCGTTACAAACAAATCTATCTGCTGCTGCTAAAGTCGTTGATGTGGCTGAAGTGTCTCCATCAGTACAGGTATTTAGTTCTGTGGTGGTCGAGTTCAATCCATCTAACTTGTTTAACTCTGCCACAGTAGAAGTTAAACTTGTCAATTTAGTAACTGGTAAAGTTCCTGTTATAGAACTAGCAGCAAGATCAATAGCGATTTCAGTAGATTCAATAACAAGTCCACCATTAGCCTTAAGATCTACAGAAAGTGTATTACCAGACTTATCTAAACCATCTCCTGCTGTAATCTGACCAGCACCAGAGAACTGAGCATAAGTTAGATTATTTGTTCCAACAACTGCTGATCCTTTATTACTGGTACAAACGAAACCGTTATCCGCATTTACAGTTCCCTGTTCTACGAAAGTAAACATTCCTGCTGCGTCTGCACCAGCAGCTAAATCATCTGCTCTAGCTGGTGACGATCCAACAATATAAATACCATTTTGAGATGCAGTAGACTGATCTTTTACAAGGACTCTATCGTTAGTCGAAAGAGTAACACCATCTAGCGTATCTCCATTATTAAGTGCAGTAGCTATTGTAATATTTCCTGTAGTAGCTGCTACGCATGAATCTTTAACATCAAGACCTTGTGAAGTAGCCTCTACAAATCCCTTTGTTGCTGCATCTTGAGCATTTACGGGGTCAGCTACATTAGTTATTGTTTGGCTATTTAATGAAACTGAACCTGTTGGTGCAGCCATCTGATCTAATCTATTTGCTTGAACACCTGTATCAAAATCACTTATTTTTGTATGAGCTAACGAAGGTACATCAGCAGCTACCATAGCTCTGAATGTTGCAGCACCGTTACTACCATCGGGTGCAGCTAAAAATGTATTTTGTGTTCTACTCGTAAATAAGTCAGCAAAACTACCAGAACCACCTATAGCTTCAATAGTTGTAGCAGATCCACCTGATCCTCCCGTTCCAATACCGATAAATAGCTTTTTACTGCCTTCAGCAAACGCTAATTCAGCATTTTCTAAGCTACCAGGTGCAGATGATCCTGTGGATCTTTTAATTCTAATAGTGTTAGCCATTTTAGAAGTTTCCTCCGTCTACAAGTTTAAGGGTAGTGACGTTATTATCTAATATAACCTTACCACTACTTTGTTGATAGTACATAACTGAATTATCAACTTTTGCAGAATGGTCTAAAGTTAAATCAAAACCTGGCCCTTGTGGACCTACTGTGGTAATCTCAACTGTGGTGACATCAGATACTTGACTGACTGTGACAGAATTAGGACTGCTCATGCGGTGTAACCTTCACTTACAAATAGTTTACCCTCTAAATAATAGTTTTTGTTACCCCCTGGTTCTGTTAGTAATACGTCATAAAATAAAATATCTGGGGTAAAGTTTGCTGTGTCTGTATCAGCTAAATTCATATCAATAATTCCATTACCTCTATCTGTATAAGTTATAGCCCAATCTGCATATTTTGTGGAGCGTGATTCATCGTAAACTTGTGCTTCTACTGTATATCCGTTCAAACTTATTGCCGATCCAGTTGAATCCTTAAATGTCAACTTGGTAGGAAAATCTGCTCTACGTTGAACAGTAAAATTCTTTTTTCCTGGAATAATTGCCATTAGCTATAGGGAGAGTCACCAAGAATAGCTGTATTCCATTGTGCTTTTAGTGCATCTGCGTCACTAGCAGCAGTTATACCAGCATCAGCAGGAGCATCTCTTAATGCTTGCTTTTTAGTAACTATATCTGTTGTTGAGGCACCTGTTTCTAGTGCTTTTTGAAATTCAATATCAAGTTCAGCAAGTTTTGGAGTTCTTGCCTCTCTTATTTTTGTTTTGTGAATTTCTCTGGCTTTTGCCATGTCAATTCCAAATCCCATTTTTTACTCCGTATAAGTCCAAGCATTTCTGAAACTCCTATCTGTAGGAATTGCAGATTTATTAACAGTATAAACTGTCTTACCACTAGGGCAATCTTTAGCCTTTATTTGCTCTAAAGTTAAATCACAATTATCGGCTGGAATAACAATAGAAATTCCACCTTCGTCATTAGCATAGATTAATCTGTAATCAGAATTAGCCATAAAGTTTTTCTTTTAGTATATCTTAAGCATTACATATCGCCAAAACAAATATTACTTACTCTGTCAGAGTCTTGAAGTGAGTTACTAGGAGTATATCTTACTTGAAACCTAAGTGCAGATGCCGTCTTATCACTTGAAGCCGTACCACCAGCTACACCACAAACAACAATAGAATCTGAATTACTTGACCCTGCGGTTGAGCTACCAACAGCATAATTGGCATTTGAGAAACTTGTAGAAAAATTTATTGTAAAATCACCAGTGCCATTATCAGTAACTGATGAAGTAGTAAAACTATCTAATATTGAATTATTAGCTCCGTTATATAAACACCAAACTTTTGCCCTACCTTGTTCTATTTGTTCTGGGGTAGAACTTGAACCACCGCTTGTATTTTGAATTGTGTTGACTTTAAGTGTTGACATTAGTTATCTCCAATAACCATAGAAAAACAACGATCAAAATCGGAGTA